ATGATTTTGTAATTAAATCAGAAATAAACGACCAAGACTTAGTATTCAAAGGTGTAGATAATTCATCAAATATTACTGCCCTTACACTTGATATGTCTAATGCAGGTGCAGCAACCTTTAATGGAAATGTTACTATTAATGGTGCTGACGTTGATATAGCAAGTATTATTAGACACATAGGAGATACAGATACATACATTGGGTTTCCATCTGCAGATACATGGAGAGTTGTAACAGGAGGTTCAGAAGCATTAAGGGTGGATTCGTCAGGAAACTTAGCAATAGGTAACACAAGTGCTGCTGCTAAATTAGACATTAGACAAGATTCAGGTACAGCTATAAGAGTAGAAGATTCAAGTGGTGGATATTTTGGAGTTACAGCAGATAAAAGAGTAGGTATAGGGACAGTTTCACCTTCAGAAATGCTTCACATAAATAGAGCTTCAGGTACTGGTGCATATATAAGAATAGTAGATGGTTCAGGTGGAAACTATTTAGGTACAGATTCTGGAAACTTACAGTTTTTAAATGGTTCAGCTAACGAAATGGCTAGATTTGATACTAATGGAAACTTAACTATTGGAGTAACTTCTGCTAAAGGAACAATCACAGCAGTTAATTCAACAGCACCAACATTTGATACCGATACACACGCAGGAGAGGCACTATTCTTAAGATCAGGTGGTACAGCAGGTACTAATAATGTACAGGCTGTTTTAGCTTTTGGTAAAGCTGATGGTTCAAATTTTCGTTCTGGTTCAGCTATAGCTTCAGTACAAACAGGTTCAGATGCAGATCATATGGGTATAGGATTTTATACATCAGACAGTTCAGCATCAACGCAGACAATGGACCAAAGATTATTACTAGGTCATCTCGGTGCATTAACAATAAATTCAGCATATACCTTACCTACAGCAGATGGTTCAGCTAACCAAGTTTTAACAACTGATGGAAGTGGTACAGTAACTTGGGAAACTAATGCAGCTAGTGGAGGTGCAGCAGCTATAGCAGAATTAACAGATGCTATTACAACTGCTACAAGTAACATAGGTTTAGGGTCAGGAGCATTAGATTCTTTAACAGCCTCAAGTGGTAATTACAATGCTGCCCTAGGTATTAATGCAGGTACAGCAGTTACAACTGGTGATAATAACGTAGCTGTTGGTTATAATTCTTTAGCAGCAAACACCACAGGTATAGATAACGTGGCAGTTGGTGGTTTATCTTTAGATGCGAATACAACAGCTAGTTACAACACAGCCGTAGGTAAAAGTTCTTTAGGTACTAATATTACAGGTGCTAGTAATACAGCTGTTGGTAGAAATGCTTTGTATGCAAACACTACAGCATCTAACAACACAGCAGTAGGTAATGATGCATTAAAGGCAAACACTACAGGAGACTCTAATACTGCAGTCGGTAATGAAGCAGGTAAGAGTGTAACTACAGGAGGAGGTAATACTGCATTAGGTAAAGAAGCTTTAGAAGATTCTACTACTGGTGATTACAACACTGCTGTAGGTATGCAGGCATTAAGAAAGAACACTACAGCTGACCATAACACTGCACTAGGATATGCAGCTTTAGACGCTAACACCACAGGAACTGCCAACATAGCTGTAGGTAATGATTCTTTAGGAGGTAATACTACAGGTGGTTATAATACTGCAATAGGTAGGGTAGCACTCGCAGCTAGTACAACTGCCTCTAATAATTTAGCGATTGGATATAATACAATGACTGCTAATACTACAGGGGACTTAAATGTCGCTGTAGGTAACTATGCCTTAGATGCAAATACAGTAGGTGACAGAAATGTTGCAGTCGGTTATAACGCATTAACAGCTTACAATCCTGATAGTAATACAGATGCTTATAATGTGGCAGTTGGCTATAACGCAGCAGGAGCAACCACAACAGGAACAGCTAATACTGCTGTGGGTGGTTTAGCTATGAACGCTAATACTACAGGTGCGAGCAATACGACACTAGGTTATGGAACTCTAAAAACAAATACCACAGCATCAAATAATACTGCTATAGGTAGAGATGCTTTAGAATTAAACGAAACAGGTAGTAATAACGTAGCAGTAGGTAGAGATGCTTTAGCTGCCAACACAACAGGAGGCTCAAACATTGCTGTAGGCTACCAAGCCTTAGACGCTAACACAACAGGGACTTGGCATACAGCTATAGGTTATAATGCACTTGGTGCAATCACAACAGGAAACAACGGAACTGCTTTTGGATATAATGCTCTAGCAGCCACCACTGTTGGAGATAATACAGCAATAGGAACACAAGCCTTATTATCAAATACAACAGGATCAAACAATACTGCTTTAGGTCAAAGCTCTTTAGATGCTAATACCACTGGTAGTTACAACACAGGGTTAGGTGATAATGCTTTAGGAGCAAACACGACAGGATCAAATAATACTGCGGTAGGTAGGCATGCTTTAAAAGCAAACACGACAGCTTCAAACAATAACGCATTTGGGTATGGAGCTCTAGGAGATAATACAACAGGGACGCAAAATGTCGCAGTTGGGCATAATGCTTTAAATGGTAATACAACAGCTAATAATAATACAGCTGTAGGTATGCAAGCTTTAATGAGCAACACAACAGGGGCGCAAAATACTGCTTTAGGTGCTTTAGCATTAGACGCTGCTACAACAGCTAGTAATAATACAGCTGTTGGACATAATACGTTAACAGCAAATACAACTGGTTCAGACAATTCAGCAATGGGAGCTTTCGCATTAGAGGCTAATACAACAGGAGCTAATAATACAGGACTTGGCTATGCAGCATTAGCTGCAAACACAACTGGTGGATCTAGCGTTGCTGTTGGTAGAAACGCATTACTTAGTAACACAACAGGAGATCAAAATAACGCTTTCGGAGTAAATGCTTTAGACGCTAATACAACTGGTGAAGGTAATGACGCCTTTGGTTATGAAACTATGGGTGCTAATACCACAGGAAGTTACAACGTAGCTATGGGGTCATACTCTTTAGATGCTAACACAACAGGCTCATCTAATACTGCTGTTGGAAGAAGTGCTTTAGGTGGAAATACTACAGCCGATAACAATGTTGCGGTTGGTAGAAATGCTTTAAAAGTTAATACTACAGGTACAGTTAATGTTGCGGTTGGAACAAATGCTCTAGCTACAGCTACAACTGCCTCATCTAATACAGCCGTAGGTCATAATGCTTTAACAGCAAATACTTCAGGTAGTGGAAACGTGGCTGTAGGTAAAGATGCAGGTGAAGCAGTAACTACTGCTTCATATAGTACGGCTGTAGGGTATTTAGCGGGAACTAATATAACAACAGGCAGCGACAATACAGCCTTTGGTTCAGAAGCACTAAGAGACGTAACAACAGGAGCAGGAAATACAGCTGTAGGAAGTGAAGCGCTCGTAGTAGCAGCAGGAAGTAATAATGTAGCTGTAGGAATAGACACAGGTAAAAGTGTTAGTACAGGCGGAGAAAATACCCTGATCGGGTATCAGGCGGGTTATAACACTGTATCAATGACTACAGGAAATTATAATGTGTGCATAGGTTCTGCTGTTAGAGGTAGTGGAGCGACAGTAAGTAATGAAATAGCTATTGGATATAATTTTAGTGCGGGTGGAGCAAATACAGTACGTTTTGGACAAGCAACTAATTCAGCTACTTTAAGCATAGACGGATCTGATACTTCATGGGCAGCAGCTTCAGATGAACGATTAAAAGATAACATAAAAGATTCAACTGCAGGATTATCTTTTATAAACGAGTTAAGGCCTGTTACATATAAATGGAAAGCTAAGAAAGATGTTCCAGAAGATATGTCTCAATATGAAGCTGATTCAGAGGAGCCATGTAAAGGTTTTGGAAAAGTTAATCATGGTTTTGTAGCTCAAGAAGTAAAGGCTATAATAGACAAACATTCTGATGAAATCGCAGACGGTAATAATATTTGGAGCGAAGACCCAGATGGAACACAGCAAATAGCCTTTGGTAATTTAATGCCAATGATGGTTAAAGCAGTGCAAGAACTTTCGGCAAAAGTCGAAGAATTAGAAAGTAAACTTAATAAGGAGTAAAAAATGGCAGTAAGCAAAAAACTTGTAAAAACCGTTCCTTATGTCAAATCCAGTAAAGTGGAAAAATGGCATTTGGAAATGCAATACGAGAACGATAGCGATGGCGATGCTACTTACTATACTACTACCTTTGCTATAGACGTAGAGGCAGTTGACCCTGATTCAGGAGCAACTAACTTTACTAAAGCAGCAAAAGGTACATATAGTAATGCAGATTTAGTGAAGCTATGTCCTGTTTCTCATTGGGACACAGTATTTGCTAGTCAAGTGGATTCAGTTATTACTAATCCCGTTAGCGACCCAGTACCTGACGAAGCATTTAGCGTACCTAGTTAAAGATGGCTGAAGTTACAGTGCATAACATGCCTAGTGTGTATGTTATGGAGACCCAAATGCCTATGGACATGGTTAGTGATTTGAATGACTATCTTGATGAATACGTTAAGGATAAAAATAAAAAGTCATTAGCTGATACATTAGTGGGGCAAATAGCGCAAGGTGAACAATTACTTATGGACAATGATGATCCTAGAGTAAAAGAATATACAAACTTTATTTGTGGGTTAGGCGCAGATTATATTAATTTCTTTGCTCAAAATACGGGAGCTAAACTTAAAAGTCCTAAAGCTGTGGCGGTTGATGAAACTTGGTCAGTGCATAGTTATGAGGGTGATTACAACCCGATACATGATCACGGCACTAAAACCGTAATGGGTATATCTACGACTGGTTGGACAAAAGTTCCACAACAAATACTAGATCAACCTGTTGCGGGATCCCCTGAGTATTCTTTATATAACACATCTGGTGATTGCGATGGTTATATAGCATTTCAGTACGGTAGAAATGAGTTGATGAATCAAGAAAGACTAAGACCTCCGCAGTCTTTTGTTATTCAACCAGAAGTAGGAAAGTTGTTAGTTTTCCCTTCGTGGTTGCAACATATGGTATATCCATTTAAGGGAGAAGGCGAAAGAAGAACAGTCGCTTCCAATCTTAATTGTTGGGATATGACCGAACAAGAACTAACAACAAACGAGGAAGAATAATGGAAGCAATTTCAAATATTATTGGCTTAATAACTTTAATAGTAACAGTATCATCTATTGTTGCGGCTATTACGCCAACTCCTAAAGATGATGTGTGGATTGGTAAGTTGTATAAGCTTATTGATCTTTTTGCATTGAATATTGGTAAAGCTAAAAATAAAGCAGGCGATAAATAGATGTCTTCAGTTTCCACCAACGAAGTTAAAGCAGACCTATCTAAGCACGAAGCTGTGTGTGCTGAGCGTTGGTTAGAAATTCTACACAGAGTTCAGCGTTTAGAACGCTTTGTAATCGGAACCCTATTAGCGGTTATTGGTGGGATGGGGGGCATATTATCTCAAATGCTTTTGTAGGAGCGTAAAATGCCCTTACAAAAAATTTTATTTAGACCAGGAATTAATAGAGAGGGGACTGATTACTCTAATGAAGGGGGTTGGTTTAACTCTAATTTAATTCGATTCCGCAAAGGACTCCCTGAAAAAATTGGAGGGTGGGTTAAAAATACTACAAATACGTTTAAATCCACCTCAAGAGCTTTGCATGCTTGGGTTTCTTTAGCGGGAACTAAGTTTTTAGGAATAGGGACTACTTGGAAATACTATATAAAAGAGGGAGCAAATTTTTATGATATAACTCCTTTAAGGACAACAACATCTGCGGGAGACGTTACATTTTCTGCTACTAATGGAGATGCAACAATAACTGTTACAGATTCAAGTCACGGAGCAGTTCAAAATGATTTTGTTACTTTCAGCGGTGCTGCTACTTTAGGTGGAAATATCACAGCCAATGTTCTTAATCAAGAATATCAAATAGCAACTGTTGTTAATGTAAACAGCTACACTATCGAAGCAAAAGATACTTCTGGAGCTACTGTTACAGCAAACGCTAGCGACAGCGGTAACGGAGGTTCTTCAGTTGTAGGCGCTTATCAGATCAATGTGGGGTTAGATGTTTATGTTCCTTCTACAGGTTGGGGTATTGGAACATGGGGCGCAGGAGGTTTTGGTTCTGCGGGTACTTTGGGATTAACTAATCAATTAAGATTGTGGAGCCAAGATAATTTTGGAGAGGATTTAATAATAAATCCCAGAGCAGGAGGAATTTATTATTGGGAAACTAGCACTAAAACATTAGGAACAGATAGAGCAGTAGCTTTAAGTGATTTAAGTGGTGCGAATTTAGCCCCTACCGTAGCATTACAAACTTTAGTTAGTGATGTAGATAGACACGTAATTTGTCTTGGAGCAGATCCTATTTCAGGAACATCTAGGACAGGAAGTGTTGATCCTCTAAATATAGCTTGGTGCGACCAGGAAAATATAACGGAGTGGGAGCCAAAATCGACAAATACCGCAGGTTCTTTTAAACTGTCGGCAGGGTCTTCTATTATAGGTGCGACTAGGGCAAGACAAGAAACTTTAGTTTGGACAGATACTTCATTATATTCAATGACTTTTGTTGGACAGCCGTTTACGTTTAGTGTAAATTTAGTTAATGAAGGTGTGGGATTAGTTGGACCCAACGCCATGATTAATACTCCTAAAGGAGTTTTTTGGATGGACAAAAAAGGATTTTACTCCTATACAGGAGCTATACAACAACTTCCCTGCACAGTAGACTCTCATGTGTTTGATGATATTAACGACACACAAACACACCAAATTTTTGGTTTTGTTAATAAAGCCTTTAATGAAGTGGGTTGGTTTTATTGTTCTGATGGAGAAACGGTAATTGATAGATATGTTGTGTACAATTACGAAGAAAATGTTTGGACAATAGGGCAGCTTACAAGAACCTCATGGATAGATGAGGGAATTTTTAGTGTGCCTATGGGAACGTATTCAAGCTCTGACACGGGCTATCTATACGACCATGAAACAGGAGACGATGATGATGGATCTGCTATGACGAATGTGTTTATAGAGTCTAGTGATTTTGATTTAGGTGATGGTGAGGACTTTTCATTCATTAGTAAAATTATTCCCGATATAAAATTTACAGGAACCGCAAGTACAGGAAGTGATGGGCAGACTGCTGAAGTTGTCTTAAAACGAAGAAATTATCCTGGAGAAAGTTTAACTACTGCATTAACAGGTTCTTGCACTTCAGTAACTACTAAAATAGATACAAGAGTACGTGGACGACAAGCAGTATTACGCATACAATCTAACGATGATGATACCAATGTAACAGGTATGAGTTTCAGAGTAGGTGCGATGAGACTAGCTATTCAACCTGATGGAAGACGTTAATGGGTAAGTTATTAGAAACTAAGCTTCCTACTGCAATAGGAGAGATTTCACCAGAAACATTTAACCGTTTAGTAAGGGTTTTAGAGTTAAGTTTAAACACAGTAGATGTAAACGCTACTTTAAATGTTAATGAAACTCAACGAAACGAAAATAAATTTCAAACAGGAGATTTTATTTGGAATCTTTCTACTAGCCAATTACAGTTGTGGAATGGTAAACAATGGATTGATATATACACAGGAACCGAAAGAGGGGTTGAGGGGGTAAGTGCGCTAGGTACTCTAAGCGTATCTACAAACGGAGCGACAACAATAAGCCTATGATAAATATAGATAAATTAAGAGAAGAACTAACTTTTGACGAGGGATGTCTCTACGAGATTTACGAAGATCATTTAGGCTATGCTACTTTTGGAATTGGTCATTTAGTTTTAGATAGTGATGCCGAATTTGGAAAAGAAATAGGAACACCTGTTTCTGAAGAAAGAGTAATAGAGTGTTTCGAACAGGATATAGAAAATGTTTTTAACGATTTAGATAGAAATATTTCTTGGTGGAGAGATTTATCAGAAGACTTACAACGAGTTGTTGCTAATATGTGTTTTAATCTAGGCATCAACAGATTATTAAAATTTAAAAAGTTTTTAATTGCTTTAGAAAATAAGGACTGGGAAAAATCGGCTATTGAAATGATGGATTCAAAATGGGCGGAACAGGTTGGAGACAGGGCAGTTAGACTAAGAGACAGGGTCTTACAAGGAGATTAATGTGCCAGTACGAAAAGTTAAAGGCGGATATAAATGGGGTAAGTCAGGAAAGACTTACAAATCAAAAACAAAAGCTAAGAAGCAAGGACGAGCTATTTACGCTTCTGGGTATAAGAAAAAGAAAAAATAATGTATGAATATAGTTGCAAAGTTGAAAGAGTCGTTGATGGAGATACTATCGATGTTGTGCTTGATCTTGGGTTTGATATTCTTTATAAGTCTCGCGTTCGTTTATATGGTATTGATACTCCCGAGTCACGCACTCGTAACTTGGATGAGAAGGCTAGAGGAAAAATGGCAGGGGCTTTCTTAAAAGAAGCGATAGACAAAGGTAAAAAAGTAATAATACAAACTAAACTAAAAGACTCCAGAGGTAAGTTTGGACGAGTATTAGGAAACGTTATTGTTGATGAAGTAAATATTAATCAAAGCATGATAGAAAATTTCTTAGCTGTAGCGTATTTTGGACAATCTAAAGCTGAAGTGGAGGCGGAACATCTTGTTAATAGGGAAAAGCTTATAGAGCTTGGTAAATTTGACACAGAAACAATAGGAAAATAATGACTCAAATGGAAATTTTTATTGGTATTATATTTACTCTTTTTATGGGGGTATTTGCATTTTACTCCTGCGTCATATTAGAAGAACAAAAGACAGGTAAGAGAATTATTCTGCCTTGGGAGAAAAAATAATGGATGAAATAGAAATAGCATTAAATATCATGAACGGTATTGGACACACTTGCGGTTTTGGTGAAATACCTCTTTTAGAGGAAAAAATATGGAGGGTTATAAATGACTGATAAACAGATAATAGACACTGGTAAGAACGAGGTTGAAATGGACCTTGATAAATATACCGATCTTGTTCTTAAATTAGACGAAGCGCAGGATAAGATAAAAGAAATGCAGAAGTTGCAAAAAGAATTAAAAATAGCCACTAATGCCGCCCAACCCAAAGAAAAGTTTACGTTTGGTGCCTTGTTTAGAGATGAAAACGATATTAATGAAAAAGCAATAATAGGGTTTGTCTCCTTCTTTTTAATGACGGTTTTTGGAGTTTGTGATTTAATTACCGCCTTTATGGGGCAAGACTTACTTATCTCCGATACAATTTACACTTCTTTTGTTGTGGTTACTTTAGGAGCTTTTGGAATATCAGAAGCAGGGAAAGCGTTTAGTAAATGATAAAAATTTTTATAACGCAGTTTACAGTAGGAAACATAACACATTCAGGACCTGTGATTGAAGCAGAAAGCTTCGAACAGGCTGAAGAAGAAGCAGCGCTTTTTGGCGGGACCGTTGTAGGAATACTGGAATCCGTTATACTAGAAGACGGTGAAGAAGAATGGAAGAGAGTTTTGCATTAATAGCTGAGTTAGGTTTACCTGTTGCAGGGGGGCTAATTATGGCTTATTTCATTTTTCTTATCATGAAACAACTAATGAATGGATTAGTTGATGATATTAAAGAAGTAGAGGGTATTTCTAAAATGCTTATAACTAGAGCGTCTATAATGAATAATGATATTATCCGCATAGATACAAGTGTTTCTAGCGCACTAAACTTACCTCCTGATTTATCCAGGATAGCTAGAGCAGAAAATTTTGTAGAAGACGGGAAAATAGATGCTAGGAGAGATTAATGGATATAGTCCAATTAGTCTCGGAGTTTGGTTTTCCTGTGGTAATGGTAGTTGGACTTGGTTATTTCGTTTATTTTGTATGGCAAACCGTAACGAACAAAATAGACCCTGCAGTAGAGCAAATGAAAATCACTATTATACGGCTAACCGATCAATTAAGACTTTTAGATCAGGACATGATACGACTACAGGAGAAGGTAAATACTGTACTTGAGTTAAAGGAAGAAGAAAATGAGCAAGAACAAAAGAACAGAAAAGAATGAAGGAAGTCTAGGACTTTTTTTCTCGTCTATTGCTTTATGTACAATATTTTATTTAATGTTGTTCTTTTATGTAGGAATTCTACCTGCTGATGAAATAGTTCATGAATTTAAAAGCCCTTCTTTTAATGGGGTGGCAACGTCTTCACATTACTTAACTATTGACGAACAAGAAAAAACTAGGCGAGATGAAGAAGCTCAAAAAGTTGAAGACGCACTAAAAGAAGCAGAAAGAGAAGCAGAAAACACCACACTAGCTAAATTTTTAAGAAATTTAGAAAGTAGAATCTATAGTCAATTATCAAGAGATATTGCTGAGAGTTTATTTGATTCTGAAAAAGGAGGAACGGGGGGCAGTATAGAGTTAGAGGGAAGCACCATAACTTTTGTAAACGATGGAATTAATATTACGTTAACAGTAACAGACGCTGATGGCAATGTTACTACTATAATTATCCCAGTGGGGATATTTGGAATATGTTCAGAAGACTGTGGCATATAGTAGCTGTTCTCTTACTTCCTTTGTTTCAAGGTTGTGCAAGTTTTGCTCCTGATATAAACGATACAGGGTGCGCAAGTTTCATAGAGTGTATAGAAAAGGCAAAGATAGTAAGACCCACTCACGAAAAATTAGTTAATCTTCCATACCCTAATCAAAAAGCTGTTGTAGCTATCTATAATTTCCAAGACTTAACAGGTCAGCGTAAAAGTTCACAGAAGATGGCTTTATTTAGTACAGCAGTTACTCAAGGAGCAGATAATTATCTAATAGACGCATTAAGAAGCGCAGGAAACGGTAATTGGTTCGTGGTTGTAGAAAGAAAAGGCTTAGACGCATTAACAAGAGAAAGACAACTTATAAAACAAACAAGACAAACCTATAACGGAGAGAGTGGGAATACGTTAAAGCCCCTTCTTTTTGCAGGAATTCTTATAGAAGGTGGCATAGTGCAATATGATACCAATATAGAAACAGGGGGAAATGGAGCTAGATACTTAGGGATTGGGTCTAGTGGGCAATACCGTAGAGATGAGATAACTGTTTCTTTGCGTGCTATATTAGTACAAACAGGTGAAGTTATGGTAAACTGTACGGTAAGTAAAACTGTTTTGAGCGCAGGGATAAGTAGAGACGTGTTTCGTTTTATAGAAATGGGCACCGAACTTGTTGAACTTGAGACTGGGTATACTGAAAATGAAGCAGTAGGTTACGCAACTCGAGCAGCGATTGAAGAAGCAGTTTATACTTTAATTATAAAAGGCTTGGAGAAAGAATTATGGGATTTTGACTATTCCAAACTTGAGCCAAGTCAGGAGGAAAAATGAAAAAACTTTGTAAATTAGCTTTCTTGGGGTTATTGTTTACCCCAATACTCTTTGCAGGAAACAATGATATTTATATTACTCAGTCTGGAACAGGACTAACTATGAATGTTGACCAAATAGGAGACACAAACGTAGTAGGTACGTCTCAAACTAGAGCGACCTTTACAGGGACTTCTATGACTGTTGATATAGATCAAATAGGAGATAGCAATACAATGGCTGCCTCGGTGGCTCAAGGTAATAGCACTTCATTTACAACCACACATACAGGAGATAGTAACCAAACGACGTTAGCTTTTGGTGCAACAGGAGACGTTGCTAATACTGATTTTGATTATGCGGCAACAGGAGATTCAAACGTAGTTTCGTTTACTCAAGGTGCTGCAGCTACAGCAACAGCAGGTAATCAAGACATAGTTATTGCAGGTACCTCTAATAACTTGAATGCAACTTGTGAAGTGGTTGGGTGCATTAATAATTGGGACATTGATGGTGATTCTAATGATATTGATACAACTCAAACAGGAAACGCTGATCATTCAATTACGGTGGAACTTACAGGAAACACTAATGATGTAGACATAGACCAGACAAATAGCACTGGTAGCACTTCGGGTGTGGTTGTTATAACCGCTACAACTAGCAACGGTACTATCGACGTAGACCAATGCACAAGTGGCTGTTAATATTAGTATTAATACCGTTTAATAATATTTATTCTGAGATAGGGAAGATCTCTGAGTTAAGGGGAAATGGAGAAGTTCTTCGCGGAAATCAGTCAGATAAATTACTGGCAACGGCTAATTTGGATATTCTTAGCTATGATGACGTGCGTACTGGGAATGGTCGTATTGGTATTGAGTTTCTTGACTCATCTGTTATTCGCCTTACTGAACATTCTAAAATTGTTATCGATGAATATATCTATGATCCTGATCCAAGCAAAAGCAAAATGGCGCTTCAAATGGCAAGCGGAACCGCCCGTTTTATTACTGGAGCGCTTGGAAGAATAGATAAAGAAAACATTTCTATTCGTACTCCGAGTGCTACGATTGCTATTCGTGGCACTGATTTCACCACAACTGTAGATGAATTAGGTCGTTCTCTTGTGATTCTATTGCCTCAAGCTGATGGAACTTCTTCAGGAGAAATTACGGTAGAAACAATGGCAGGCATAGAGATACTTAATCAACCGTACCAAGCAACAATGGTTAGTGTTTCTGAAGCCCCTCCCACTAAGCCCGTAGTTATAAATAATCTTACTTTAAATTTTATAGATAATTTATTAATAGTGAACCCTCCCGAAGAAGTAAAAGTCGCCATAGATGAACAAAGCCAAGTTTCAAGTAATGTTTTAGACGTTGATTTTTTAGAAGAAAATGATTTAGACGATGACAGTGATCTTTCTAAAGATGAACTACAAGAAGAAATAACCCGATTAGATATAGACTTACTTTCTGTTGATTTTTTACAAGACTTATTAGAAATTTTAGAAGAAGTATCTGCGGGAGGCAGAGATGAGGGAGCTGAAGGAGAAATAGACGGAGTACGAATAGAGGGCATTATTCCTAGATTTGATCCAAACGCTCAAGTTTATACGTTTGTCGAAGGTGAGATTTTTACTTTAGTTAGACAAGTTGAAAACACTATAGATTTAGAATTAGACAAAGGAGCAGGGTATAATATACAGATATTATCTGCTGGAAGATTAATAAACGTTATGATAAATGGAGGAGGTGAAAATGAAATTATTATCAATCAGTCTGATTAGTTTTATTTCTGTTCTTGCGTATGCGGGAGACAACTCCACAGAGATTAGAACAAAAGGGAGTTCTTCTCTTATTCATATTGATCAAATAGGAACAGGCAATACTGCTAGGGTGTGGTGTGGTTTATCGCAAGGCACTTACACTACCCATAACTGTAGTAACGCTGAAATAGATATAGATCAAGAAGGTACAAGCAACACCGCTAGAGCCTATAGCCAAGTAGCAAATCACACAGGCAATAAATACAAAATAGACCAAGACGGCAACGATAATTTTGGCTATATAGACGCGGACGATGATGGTAACGACATGGATATAATTCAAAATGGTAATAATAATGACGCTGAGATTTATATGCAGGGGGACAATAATGTGTACACTATTACGCAAACAGGCGACGATAAGGAAGGAGAAATAAGGGCTTTTGGAGATAGTTCGGAATTTAGTATTACTCAGTCAGGTTCGGGAGAGCATTACGCAAAGATATATGCTAGTAATTCAGCGGACAATAACGAAGCAACGATAACGCAAACAGGGAGCGGAGATCACTATATGAGGTTAAATTTTTATACTGATGACTATAACGTAACGGCTAGTCAATCAGGAAGCACCAATAAGAGCATCACCGTTAATTATAATTGCACGACTAATTGCAATAAAACCATAACCATTGATCAAGGTGATTAGGTTTTTCCAACTTCTTTGTTTGCTTGTTTTATTAGCAGTACCGCTAGTGCAACAGTGGACTCCTTTAGAAATTATTAAGCTTAAAGTATTTGATTCTTTTGTTGCGGAACAACAACCTTCTAATTATTTTTCTATTCTTTCTATAAACGAAGAAGATATAGCAAGAGAAGGCGGCTATCCTTTACCAAGACAAAGATTAGCTGAAATACATTTAGAACTTTTAAATAGTGGAGCACTAGGTGTGGGTTGGGTTATAGCCTTTCCACAACCAGATAGATTTGGAGGAGATGCTGAATTTGCCCAAGTCTTGTCGTACGCGCCTAGTGTTCTAGCTATGTTTGAAAACGATAACGGAGAATACCCTCCCACAACAGGAACTGTTGTTATGGGGGATGACGTAGGAGGATTTAAGGCTCAGGGGGTTATAGAAAATATAGATCTTCTTAAAAACAATGCAACACAAGGAATAGCTATTGCTCCTACAGATGTTGATCAATTAGTTAGAAGAATGCCGTTATTAATGAGAACACCTGACGGTTGGGTTTCCGCGTATGGTACAGAAGTGTTAAAAGTTTTAGCTAACGCAGACACTTATGTAATTAAAACCAATCCCAACGGAGTAGAAGAAGTTCGTGTTCGTGGTATTCCTCCTGTTCCTACGGATTCATTAGGTAGAAAATGGATTAGTTGGGTAGATACTCCTGAATTTACATTAAATGAGCTGTATAACGAAGCTCCTGATATTGAAGGAAGATTTGTATTTGTGGGTATCACCGCTAAAGGCATTATGCCTCAGGTTGCCACTCCTGCTGGATTGCTTGAGCCACATAAGATTCAGGCAGCATTAGCCGAGTCTATTTTAATCCAGGATAGTCCCAAAATACCTGATTATGCGTTAGCCTTAGAACTGGGTATATTTTTAGCCTCTGTAGCGCTTATATGGGCGTTTATTAACCTTTTTGGGATAACTCTAGGGGTAACCTCTGCGGGGCTTATACTGGCGCTTACGGCGTCTTACGGCGTCTATACGATAGGTTCTGGGGTTTTAATAGACGTTACTTGGGCATTAATTAGCCAATTTATTACAGGAACTACGGCTTTTTACCTTAGATTTAGAGAACAGTATAAGCTAAGACAACAGATTAAGAAGCAATTTGAGCATTATTTAGACCCCAGACAGGTAAAAGAACTACAAAAGAACCCTGATCTTCTAAAATTAGGAGGAGAAAAGAAAGAAGCTACCTTCTTATTTACAGACGTGCGAGGCTTCACCGCCATGTCTGAAGCATTGGACCCTCAAGAAGTTACGTTTATTATGAACAAAGCCCTTACCGCACAACAAGAAGCCGTGCAAAAACACGGTGGTATGGTGGATAAGTACATTGGAGATGCAATGATGGCTATATTTAATGCTCCATTAGACTTGTTAAATCACCCAAAAATAGCGGTAGATTGCGCTAAAGATATTATAAAGAATATGGAAGAACTTAATAAAGAATTAGAAAGTAAAAGTTTACCAAGTATAGCAATAGGGATAGGAATAAACACAGGAGAAGCAGTAATAGGTAATATGGGTTCCTCATCAAGATTTGATTATACAGCTATTGGAGATGCAGTAAATACCGCTGCAAGACTTGAATCAGGAACTAAAGAAGCGGGAGTTTCTGTTTTAATTGGTGAACAAACCGAACTTTTTTGTGGATATACTTTAAAACCACTTTCCCCGATACAAGTAAAAGGTAAAGAAAAACCTTTAAAAATTTTCACTTTTTGATATATAATCAAGGGACCAGACCTTGTGCTGCAGCTTACGGGAAGGGCTTTAACCCGCAAAACGTTAAAATACGCAGGAGAGACATGGTTGGAGTTGATAAAAAAGCTTACGCAGGCAAGAAAGGAAGTCGTTCAGACTTCTATATATACACGGCTAACGGAAAAAGAATAAAAACAAGGAGCCGTTTCTAATGAGTCTTGCTTTAATTAAAAGTCCTGATATTAAATATCAAGAAGTACAGGAATTCTTTGATCATAAAGAAAATAAAATAAAATTTCAAAATAAAATAAAAGAATTTGAAGAAGCTATTAGGCAACATTGTGAAGAAAACAATAATCAAGATTTAAACAGCCAAATAACGGGTCAAACAGAAGGAGCCGTTACACATAATTTTGCAGATGGACAGTATATAAGACAAATTGTTATGCCTAAAAACCTATTAGTTTCAACTAAGATACATGCTAAAAATCATCCGTTCTTTATTATGAAAGGCGAAGCATCTATTTATAGCGATAAAGGCGTAGAACGTATAAAAGCACCATTTCATGGAATAACCGAAGCAGGTACAAAAAGAGTTTTATATATACATGAAGAATGTACATTTATAACAGTGCATAGAACAGATTGTTTAACTATTGACGAAGTTGTAAATGAAGTAACCGTTGATGATTTTTCTAAATTAGAATTAAAAGGTTTTGATATAGAACAGATAGATAAAGTATTGGAGAAAATATAATGGCACTTGCAGCAATAGCCACAGCAGTAGCAGTTAAAACAGTTTCTAATGTTTTAACTCATAAAATTTTAGGAGACCCCGAAGCTCCTGCACAGATAGGTAGTGGAACTGTTCCTAAACCAGAAGCAGGAGCAGAAATGGCTATTGATCCTGTGGAAGGAAGTGAAGTTCAAAGTTTTGGAGAGTTTACAACAGACGATCCTACTCAACCAACAAACCCTGATCAATACGCAATGATTATGGAGCAACTAAATGCGGCAGGCGTGGATCCTTCTGAATTAGAGAATTATGGAATAGCGGGAATGTATCTAGGAGGGTACTTAAATCGTTCTCTTGGAGGAGGACTAGGTATTATGGATTTATTAACGGAAGCCGATTTTGCCGTAGATATGCCCTTAGAAACACCTGAACCTGATTTAGAAATAGAACCTGATATTCCTGCTCCTGAATTACCTGAGCCCAGTCGTTTAGAAAAAATAAAAGAGTGGATAGAAAGTCAACCTCCAGAAGTTCAATCAGCCATTATGGGAGGAATAACTAGTGTAGGAAGTGCGGGGATAAAAAGGTTAATAAGTGGAAAAGGAACACCTGCGGCTCGCGTATCAAAAACACAAACACTTCCAGGAAACGCAAACAGGAGAAGGCAAGTACAATTTAAACCTATTGAGGGTTCATCGTACGCTGATGGTGGTGTTTTACAGCGACCTATGTTTATGCCTAACGGAGGAGCTATGCGCGGTCCAGGAGGACCGAAAGACGATTTAATACCTGTTATGGCGAGTAATGGAGAGTTTATGCTTTCTAAAGCCGCTGTTGATCAAGCGGGAGGCGGAAACCATGCTAAAGGTATAGCCGCTTTAACTAAGTTTAATAAATTAGGAAATATGAGATATGGCTAGTAGAGAAGATCAAGAATATTCGAGTCAAGCCCCCGCCCCCTATATAGGGCAATTTTTACAGCAAGGGATTTTTCCTTACGCTTCTACTTTTTTACACGATCAGTTTGCTAAGTATGGCGAAGCGGATTCTAGTCCTTTTACTTATACAGGACAACGAGTAGCTGATTTTGATCCCAGAGAGTTGTATGGTATGCAACTTTCTGATGCTGCGATCGGTAGTTATAGACCGTATCTAAGACAACAATCATCGTTACTAGATGAAGCAGGTAGAAGTGTTAGGGCAGGACAGGAGTTAGGACGAGGGCTATACGGTAGATCAGAAGACACTGGTTATGCGTCTACTGCTGGTTTTGACCCAAGAGGTATAGGTAGTTATTACAACCCCTATGAAGAAGACGTTGTACAACAAACACTTAGGGATGTGCGAGAAGGCTTATCTAAAGGCGACATGGCTCTCAGAGATGAAGCCGTTGGAGGTGGAGCGTTTGGAGGCGCTAGGTCTCGATTAAGACGAGAAGATTTAGCCGCAGACACAGCTAGAGGCGCAACTGAAGCGATAGGAGCTATCCGTAGTGGAGGCTATCAAGACGCCGCTAATAGAGCCCAACAAGCTTTTGAATCAAGAATGGGTAGATTAGGAGGATTAGCAGGGCTTCAATCACAACTAGGACAAGGTTATTTTGGAATGGGATTACAAGGTGGTCAAGGCTTAGCAGGCTTTGGAGGCGCTTATGGAGGAATGGCACCTGCTTTACAAGGATTACAAGGACAAGATATTCAACGCATGATGGGTATGGGTGGATTAGGTAGAGGTAGACAACAATCCTTAATGGATCTTAATTACCAAAACTTTGTTGGTCAATATAATTTACCAATGCAAACATTACAAAACGTAGGAGCGCTTACAGCGTCTCTTGGACCGTTAGCAGGAGGCTATGGTTATGCAGGGGGAGCTCCCTCGAATTATGCTAACTACACTCCCGCAGGAGGAACAATCGGTGGAACAGCAGTAGGAGGACCCCCTCCTCCTGGATATGGAGGCGTTGGAGGTAATCCTGGAACTGGACCTGGCGGTCCAGGATATGGTGGTGGTTTGGGAGGTTATTTTAGCACTTCCCAAAATTATGGATTAGGTAATTATGGATCATTCCTATAGGAGAATAAAATGGCAAATGGAAATAAAGGAATAGGAGGTTTTTTGCCTTTCCCAACGTTCGGGGGACAACAATCTCCTGGAATCACTCCTGTAACACTACAACCGTCTCCTGTGCGTTTTCCAACTCCTCGTGGACCTGTTAGGAGAGCACCTGAGCCCACAACTAAAGAAAAATACGCTTCTCTTGCACCTATTGCTGTAGAAGGATTACTTAGTCTTTTTGATAAAGACCCTGAAATATTGAGTGACGAAGAATATTTATCTTCATTAGGCGGATTATCACAAGAACCAACTTTAGCAGCGGCGGAAGATAATAGAAAAAAATTAGCTATGCTAGAAACGTATAAACAATTCGGACCTCCTGAAGAAAAGGACAGTTTTGGTTTAGGCGAGATTGCACATATTCTAGCTGCAGGGTCTATGGATAGGGGAGCTAAAGATTACGCAGACACATATATGAGAATTAGAAAAGGAAAAGAAGACGCTCGACTGGCTAAAGGAGCCAGTAGAGGAACTTTTCTAACAAGTGCTCTTGAAGACGTAGATAATTTAACTTATAAAGTTTTTGAAGATGCCGATAAAGCTCGACTAGGGGTAACTGATCGTCGTAGTGGGTTTGCTGACCCTAGAGGGGATGTCTGGGTAATGAACGATGATAAAACAGGGTATACCAATATAAAAGCATTGGAGGGTAATTGGATAGAACAAAAATATCAACCAAGTATGAGTTTAGCTTCAGAATTAAAAGACCCACGCTTACAAGAGCTGATGAAATATGACGTAGAACTTAATGCAAAAGACACAGCTTTAATATCAACGGTAACCTTAGCAAACGAGGCTATTAAAATGTTTGATGCGGGTATAGCAGATCCAACTCAAGAACCATTAACGGTAGTAACCAGTATAGGAAATTTACTTAACAGTGCAACAGCTAATTTTGAACAAATAGGTGCACTAATGGGGGGAGGTAATGTATTAAATGCTTTTGCTGATGCGGATGATTTAAGGGATGGAACAGCAGGGTCTATAGGTAGAGAGGGTTCTGGTCAACTAGCTAAACGTTTGTATCAAGCGATACAGTCTGGGGATGACGCACAAATGAAAGCCGCTATGCAAGCTTTCGAAGAAGGTAATCCAGGAACTAACTTCAAAGCTTCTTTAGGAGATATGGCGTATAACAACGTAAGAACTAGAGCAACTATGCTACAGTTAGCTTATATGGCTGCGGCGGCTAATGGTCAAACGGGCAGAACATTATCCGATAAAGATTTAGCCTTCCATTTAGAAATGGTAGGTTTTGGCGCTACGCAAGACGCACAAACCGCTAAAGATAATTTATTGGGTTTTGTAGATAACTTAGTAAACTCAACAGATAATACAATAAGGGGAGCAATTTCTCAAAATAGATTAACAACGGGGCGCTATCCATTGGATGACGAAAAATTCACGCAAATTATCGCGGGTTATTGGATCCCTCCTACGGTTAATGGAAAACCTAATTGGTTAGACGCTGCAAACTATGAATTTAAAGACTTTTATAAACGTTTTGGAGATATTCCAGATATTAAAAAATACCAACAACACACAAGACGTAAAGAGTTAAGGGAAATGGGTACTGAAAGAACTGAGCCTCGTAAACAACTTCAAAAGGATTTAGACGAACTAGAGAGTCTGTATTAATAATGGCAACCCCACAAGAACAAGAAAATCAATTTTACGAAGAAAGAAGGCGCGTGGCAGACCAATTAGCTGCTCGTGGACTAAAGGATAATCCTAATGTTACTTACGGTGATTTGTTATCACCTAAAGAACTAGAACTGGCGGCTCATTTAGCGGATCCTTCTTTAAACGACTTAGCTTTATCTTTTAATCTGTATACTCCTTCAGATATAAATAAAATAAAACAAGCTATGAAAAAACAGTTTGAAACAAGAGTAGCACCATATAACCGAGCTCCTATCGAATACGATATGCGTGAGTTTCACCCCGAATATATGCAAAGATTAGATGAATGGAATAGTCCTGAAGGTGTAGAAAGAAGACAAATGGATCAATTACGGTATAACCGACCTCCATCACCTCCTCCTAGTGAGCCTTATGGAGTAGACCGAGCAAGAAAAATAACGTCTCTTGGCTTTGATACTCGAAACGAATTACAGTTTGATGATTTTGGAGAAGGGGCTGCTTTTAGAACTAAATTAGCTTTTGGTCCTCGTAACATGACTCCAGAACAAATTAAATTTGTAGGAGAACAACATGGATTAAAGGGGGACTATCGATATATAAGTCCAAGTGATCCTTCTTTAGGTGTGCTTTATAAACCAGAGGGAGAGGAAGATTTCCAATTAATAAATACGCCGTACGCTACTTCAGAAGATGTTTATAACTTTCTAGTACAAGAAGCACCTGCAATCGCAGGAGATATCGGTTTAACTGTTTGGGCGGCAAGAAAATTTACTCCTGCAGGTGCTGCGTCTGGTACTGTGGAAAATATTTTTAAAAAAGCTGGAAAAACTCTAGGACTTTCAGGAGCGGCGGCATTGGGCGCAACTGGAGGCGACTGGCTACGGTTAGTGGCAGGCTATAAAATGGGTGCGCACGATATGGAACCTGATGAAATGTTAAAAGAAGCAGGAGTTGTGGGAGCGTGGGCGTTTGCAGGAACTGCTGTAATAGGTCTGAGTGCGGATGCTATTATGAAAATTTGGAAAGCAGTAACTAAAACTGATGTTCCTCCCTCAATGATGAAGGAAATAGATCAGGCGTATAGAGATGCTGCGGCGAGGGAAAAAGGAGAAGACGTTGTTAGTCCAGGAATGTTATACGGAGACGAAGTTTCTGTAAAAGAAATAAGAAGTCAAATACAAGACTTAGTGGATAGATACGGAGCACAATTTCCAAAAGAAGGGTATAACCCTACGATGCCCGCACAAGCAGGAACTCAATCAGGAGCTGATTTAGAAACATTATTTTTAAAATACGCTGATGATCCTGGATTACGCAAATTATATGAGCAAATAAAGAGAGGAAATAAAAAGGTTATCGATGAGTTTGTTAGAGTCTTAGGGGAAAAAATTGGTCCGTCTCCTACAGGACCCGCCACAGGAGCAACTGTTTCAGAAGGTCTTAGGGTATTAGCACAAAAAGATGTAGACGCTTTTACTGACGAAGCTTATGAGATGATCGATAAAGTAAGATTACAAGTAGGCGGGGCGGAAGATGCCGCTGCTGCTGGCGCGATAATTAAACAAGTAGATAATCCAGAAGCGTCTAGTGGTCCTATATTTGAGAGATTCCAAACCAGATTAAATGAGATTAGAAAATCATATGTTAAACCGTTTAACGAAGATTGGCAAAAAGCGTTAAATAATGAACGGTACACTAATCTAAAAACAGGAGCAGGCTATACAAGAAAACCCACTCAAGATTGGTTAAGCGCTAACAAAGGAGACGCCACTAAACTTTTCAAAAGTATTGATGGGGATGAAGCTGTTGATAGTTTATTCCAACAACTACCAACAGGAGCTAAATCCATCTTAAATAGATTAAGAGGAATAGGGAAAAAAGGACAATTTGAATCCCCTAGTTTTACTTTACAAGAATTAAACGATGCTAGAGTTGCATTAAATGATTTTGCTAGTAATTTACCTGAACATAAAAAAGGAATAGCAAAATATGCAAGAGGGCTTGAACGCGGATTAGAAAAACAAATGAATCAACTTCTAAAAGAAGGAGCTTCTGCGGAATCAGGAATAAAGATTACTCAAACTAAAGCATTAAGAGATTGGATGAGAGCAAATGACTATGGAGAAGATTTAATAGCTGCTTGGAAAAATCAAACCGAAGCTTTAAGACTTTCTAACAGTGAGGCTATACGATCAATCATACAGCAGCAGCGACCTGAAAAGATTGTTGAGTATGTATTTAACACAACAGCAAAAGGCAGTAGAACAAACACTCCTATGACTGATTTAATGAAAGTATTAGAAAAAGAAGGTTCTGATGAGGTTTTACAGTTACAAGAGGGTTTGGCAGCACACATACAACGAGAAGTTTTAGATGCGCCTAATAAAACACCGTTCCAAATAGCTAAAGATTACAGGCAATTTATTAAAGATCACGAAGGAACGTTAAAATCAGTTTTTGGAGAAGAGAAGTTTACGTCTCGCTTCGGAACTGTAAAATCTTTTAATAATAAGGTTATAAAAACCTTAGATAATATAGAAACAGACATAGCAAGGATAGAAGCGCGTTTTGGTTTAGCTACGGTAGATCCTGATAAAAGAGTAACTAATATTGTTGAAAGTATATTAGCGACAGGAAGAACTACAAAACAATCTGGGCGTGTTTTAGAAGATGTTGAGTATTTAAGAAATTTAGTAAAAGATAACCCTGAACTACAAAAACAAATCGCTCAAGTTACTAAAAGATATGTTATGCAAAACATGATAAAACCGAGAAGAGGGGGCGGTTGGGCACTTGAGGCGGACGACTTAAATAGATTATTAACTGACGGTTTTGGTCCCGAAGATGTTGTAGGTGAGCGATTAACTTTTGAAAGTTTTATGAACCCTTTATTAGGGAAAGAAGGACCTGAGTTTATAAAAAATCTAAAAGTGTTAAATAGTATGGTTCAAAGAGAATTGGGAGCAGAACCGTCTGAAAAAATTATTAAAGAACTGCAAGCAGGGGAATATGGTTTAGGTTCAAATATAGAGGGAGCTAGGTTTTTACAAAGAATGTTAATTGCTCCATTAACCCAAACAGGTAGACGAATAACGGCTCTTACAAACAGACAATCAAACAATTCAAAAACACTACTAGGAGAGATGTTATTAGATCAAGACGTTTTTAATCGAGTGATGAATATGATGCGAGGCAGAGAAAGTATGAAAAGTATGATTCGTTTTTTCACGTCTTATGGCTTAGCCACAGGTCGAGACCCTTCTGGAACACTGCAAGATATCGGAGACGAATTACAATATTACGACACTGTAGAAAAGAAACAAAAAACTCCAGAAGAAAAAGACCTGTATAAAGATGCATTAAAGTTACAAAACGCAGTAATGGGAGGAGCTAACTAAATGGTGATTAGAGTGAAGGGAGGGATCGGAAGGTTAATGGAAGATAGCCCATCTATTAGGATGTACAATACTCCAATGACTTATGACGATTCAGAATTAAGAGAAATGATAGCAAACATTCCTGGATATGACGATTCAGCTTTGCAAAATAGACTTTTAGACCTTGAAAGTAGAGAAATACCTGAATTCGATCCATCACAGTTACAAGCGGGTATTGCTGGATTGAGTGATCGTATATCTAATATACCTAGCTATGATGATTCTGGAGTGAGGGATAGATTATCAGCACTTGAAGGCAGAGAAATACCTACATTTGATCCTAGCGATCTACAATCTCAAATCGAAGCTAACAGAGATTTATTGGGCAACATCCCACAGTTTGATGACTCTGCTTTACAGGATAGATTAAGAGTATTAGAAGGCAGAGAAATACCTGAATTTGATCCGTCTGGTCTACAACAACAAATACAAGCTAACAGAGATTTAATAGGGAACATTCCTGGATATGATGATTCAGAATTAAGACAAATGATAGGGGATATTCCTCAAATTCCTCAATATGATGATAGTGAAATTAGAGATTTGATCGCTCAAAACCAACAAGGAATAGGAAGCATTTCTGAATATGATGATTCAGGTCTTAGAGAGATGATAAGAGATCTTCAAGAACAAATAGAAGGAATGACTGCTTCGTCTCAACCAGATGAGGGTATAACTCCTGCTTTAACAGACGCAGTTGCATTAAGAAAAGATGCTAACGAAGCACTTAATAATGCGACGGATCAGTATGAGGCTGATGTAGCGGATTATAAAGATATAATGGCTACGGAAGCAGAGCAAGGGATCGCTTCTTTACCGAGTGTTGGTATTCTTCCTGATTTTAAAAAAGATGTATTTAATGAGGAAAGATTTTCTATTGAGCAAGGTCCTCCTAATGCGGTCATTGATCTACCAACACCACCTGCCAACACTAATGTTTATGCTGATGTGTTTGAGGGAGTTGCAGGTAACGGAGAGTATGGCTTTGAACCTCCATGGGATGACGGTAGGATAGCTAATCCTCCTATAGACGATACTCCGCCTCCGCCTCCGCCGCCTCCGCCGCCTCCGCCGCCTCAAGACCCTACAGGACCAATCAACATATACACAGGTAAGGGACTAAAAAATCCTTATACCCCGTATTCAACAGAAAGCGGAACAGAGCCTTTATTAAAAGCAATGAGTGCAGATAGGTTTGGACAGGCTCCTGGATTTACAAGACCACCCCCATTACCACAAATTATTCCTCCTCCCGAAGATAATAAAAGACCGCCTATAATACAGCCTACTAGAGAGGAAAAATTAAAAGTTTCTCCTGAGTTTCGACCCATAGCTTATGGAGCTAAACATGGAATGTATTTGAGCAACAGTCCTTTAAATAAAGGTATAGGTCAGTTGCCAACAACCCCACAACAAGATACACTAACAACCCAAATCTTTCAAAGAGGATTTAGACCAAGGAGATAATAATGGCAGGAATAGAAGACTTAACAAATATTATGATGGCAGGAGGTAGACCAGATGTCCCTATGCCTCAACCACAAGGAGGAGGAGGTACCCCTATGCTTCCTCCTTCAACTCCCCCCATGCCACCAACAATGGCTGAGCAAGCCCCCATGCCTCCTGCGGGAGGAATGCCTCCACAAGAAGCCCCCATGCCTGAGGAAGGAGGCATGTCTATTGAACAAGATTCAATGGCGTTAGCGGAAGCGGTTGTAGGTAGAGCACAGGGAGATATAGCAACAGCAGTAGCTATCTTAGACACAGCTAAACAATTATTAATATCAAGTGCGGAAAGTGCTCCTGTCCCCGCTAAAGACGGTCGTTATCTATATAGAGAAAATGGTGGAACTATTTCAGACGCAGACGTATTAAGACAGATGATTATGGAAAATCTACAAAAACCTGAGATACAAGAACAAGGATTAGCTGAGGCTGCGGCTAAGTTACACGGTCAAACGGGTAGAGCTGTTTCTGATAAAGACATAGAATTTTATAAAACAATGCTAAGAGAACAAGCAGATTATGAGAGACACCAAACTAGATTAGAAGATTTAAGAGCACAGGGAGCGGAGAAGCTTACAGGGGGTGTACCTACATCGGGGTTACCAGAGGATGAGATTATGGCTAATTTAGATTTAATCAGTTCCATGTTACACGGTCAAACGGGTAGAGCTGTTTCTGATAAAGACAAAACAATAGATTTTACTAGTCGAGTCATAGATACTATTGATGATGAGATAAAAGCTAGAAATAAAGCTATGTCTGATGTTATGAAGTTTAAGATGCTTTAGCCTATCCAATCTTTCCACTTCTCATCGCCAAGAACTTCTTGAGCTAAATTAAGTTTGTTGCGTAAAGCTTTTACAATCTTTTCATCAACAGTTCCTTTAGCCACTAAATCAATATAAGTAACTTTATTGTCTTGACCTATACGGTGTGCACGATCCTCTGACTGTAAACGTTTTTCTAAATCATAGTTGTTAGAGTAATAAATAACATTACTCGCTGCTGTCAAAGTAATACCATAACCCCCTGTTTGAACGTTACTGATTAAATACTGTAGTTCTGAATTAGGATCCTGAAAACGACGAATTATTTCTTGTCGTTCTTCGTCAGGTGTTTCTCCGTAATAAGTAGCTACACTATTAACTCCTGTTATGTTGTGAAGTGTCTTTAATATGCGTTTAATATCGTATTGATAGTTTGCCCAAATAATAGTTTTGCCTTGTACTTCTTGTAAAATATCAATTAATTCATCTAAACGGTTGTTTTTAATTTCTACTTCTTCGCCGTTGTCGTGTTTGACAAAACCGCAGACTACTTGATGTAGCCTAAGTATTTGAGTAAGAACAGAAGTAACACTAACCGTTTCGTGAGATTCCAACTCCGCCATAGCATACTCTTTAAGTTCTTTATAAACTTTCCTTTGTTCAGGAGTTAACTCCACTTCCCTACGTTGATATATTTTATCGGGGAGATCTAAACATTCTTTCTTTAAAACCCTGTATGAAAAAGAATCTAATGCTGTTGTAAGTTCTTCTAAATTCTGATAACCAACAACCTGTCTAAATGATCTAGTTCCCATTTTCCTATTGATTAGTTGTGCGTATCTATTTTGAAAAGAATAGTACGAAGCATGTCCCAATAGTTGTGGAGACAAGAAAGAACATTGACTATATAAATCTAAAGGAGATCGCGTAACAGGGAAACCTGTTAAAATTCGACGGTATTTAGTATTAATCGCTAATTTTAATAGGTTCTTGGTGCGCTGTGCTTTGGGGTTTTTAATAGTTGTTGACTCATCAACCGCTAATAAAGCATTGTGAGCTAAGATAAATCTCTCAACAAAAGCTACTCCTTTCTTAGTGCTAAACGCTTCTACATTAATAACCAATATTTTAAGGTCTTGTGTTGGATCAAAAAGCTTTACCAATTCGTTCTTCTGAGCTTTAGTTGGTGCGGGATTCCATACTGCCACGTGCCTTAACACATGGTCAGGCATATGAGCAGGTATTTCTTTCTCTGACCAATTTCTGTAAACCCCTTTTGGAGCAACAATAATAGCCGCATTAATACCTCCTCTATCATATAATAGAGCAATATTATCTATAAGAACCTTAGACTTACCTGTCCCCATTTCCATGAAATATGCGTACTCATGCTTATTCCACGACCTTTTTAAGGATTCAAGTTGGTGCTTATAAGGTTTTGTTTTAAACTTATACTGCATGTAATTTGCTTTCTAATTTCTATTTCTAATAACGTAGGATATATTACAAACTAGGTAAAATATAGCCCAAACTAAATCTTTTTCTCGTGCCCTCTAATAGAATTAACCATTTCTAATAGATTTGTTTTGAAAACTAATAGATTGCAACCCTCTAAAACACTGAGATTTCTTCTAATTCTATTAGATTATTACCGATATTAGTAGTTTTTGAAAAATTTTTGAGATAAAATTTTTCTTTTAAAAAACTATATATAAATAATATCCTTTACTTTGACGGAATTGGTATATATATTTATATAGCTAGAAATAAGAAAGGAGAAAAAAGTGACAGTATATGTCGTACAAGAAGTTCCAGGACGCAATATCGCCTCTGCACGTCAGTTCGGAGATTTTGAAGTTCTTTTACCTTCTAACACACAAATAATGTTAAGTGCTGCTCCTTCTATAAGACGAATGAAGAGTATTCTTCAGGACTATAAGGAGGAGGATTACTTATTATTAATAGGCGATCCCGCCGCCATTGGAGTAGCGTGTTCTATCGCTGCATTTTATAATCGAGGTCGATATAGTATTCTTAAATGGGATAGACAGGAAGGACTTTATTATCCTGTAGATATTGACCTACATCAGAAAGGAGAAATAGATGAATGAAAAACCAACCTTTGAAGATCTAGTCGGAAGCGGAGATGTCCAAGAATGGACAAACGAAGTTTCTGATGGAGAACTTTCTATTGTTTCTGCATTAGCTAATAAACAACTTCAACTTGCTACAGAAGTAGCGGATTTAGAAGCTGCATTAAAAGCTAAGAAAGAAGAGTTTCGCACAACTTCAGAGCAAGAGTTACCTGACGCTATGCAAGCGGCAGGACTTACTCAAATAAAACTTAGCACTGGTGAGAATATCACTATTAATGAGTTTTATAACGCTCACATATCGAAGGCGAATCAAGAAACAGCGTATAACTGGTTAATGAAAAACGGACACGAAGGACTAATAAAGAATGAAGTTTCTTTAAAGTTTGGTCGTGAGGAAAGTGAAGTGGTTGAGCAAACCGTATCAGCTTTGCAATCTCGTGGACTATCCCCAGAAGTACGTCAGAGTGTTCATCCGAGTACATTAAAAGCTTTTGTAAAAGAGCAGTTTACTTCGGGGAACGATATACCAACCGAGCCCTTTGGTATCTATATAGGTACTAAAGCAGTTATTAAGAAGGATTAATTATGGCAGAAGATAAAAAAGAAATAGCCGAGAAAAAGGCAACCGCAGTATCTACCTTTGATGATAGTTTACTGTCAAGTGGTACAGGGTTAGAAGAAACTACAACTGAGGATTTTGCGATCCCCTTTATTAGAGTTCTTCAACCAATGTCTCCACAATTACTAAAACAAGATGGAAAATATGTTGAAGGTGCGAGTGCAGGAGACCTGTATAACACCGTTACTAATGAGGTCTATCCAGGAGAAGAGGGAATCTCCATAGTTCCATGTGCTTATAATAAGAAGTTCATAGAATGGATTCCTAGAGAAAAAGGAGGAGGCTTTGTTAACGCAAATCATAATATTTCTATACTTTCTAAGTGTACCAGAGACGAAGAATCTAGGAGATTCTACACAGCTGACGGTAACGAGATAGTAGAGACAGCACAATATTTTGTGTTGGTTTTAGCTCCCGAACCACAACAGGCAGTGCTTACTTTTACCTCCACCCAATTAGGAGTATCGAGGAAGTGGCTAACTATGCTTAGAATGGCTAGGGTATTAAATGGCAAAGGAGAATCAGTTGAAGCTCCTATGTTCGCTTACACTTATCGTTTAACTACTACTACGCAGTCTAATGATAAAGGTACATGGAACGGCTATTCTATTAACCAAGAGGGTCCAACGAGCATTGAAGTTGCTAAAGTTGCTAGAGATTTCATGGCGGCGGCTAGAGCAGGTGATGTTCAAGTCAAGGAAGAACAACAACGCGATGAAGTAACTCCTGACAGAACAGTTGACGACATTATTTAAGGAGAAATTAAATGTCGTTAGCGGAGGAGTTTGCTGCACGGTATGCAGGATTACGCAAAGCGTACGGAACCTTCACAGCTAATAATGAAACTAGAGAAGACGGCAAGGCAAGTGGAAAAAATATTACTATATCTAAGGAACTATCCGACAAAGATGTTCTAAAGTTATGGGAAGACCACTTGTCTGGTCATCAAAGTGTGGGTATTGTACCCATAGATGAAAACAATAGCTGTGTCTGGGGAGCTGTAGACGTTGATGAATATCAACTAGATTTAAAAGACCTTGCAGTAAGAATAGCAAAACAAAACTTACCGCTCATAGTTTGTAGAAGCAAAAGTGGCGGGGCGCATATTTATATCTTTATAACTGAACCCGTTGCTGCTTCTATGCTACAAAGAAAACTACGCCAAATTGCTGCTGCAATAAGTTACGGACAGGCAGAGATATTTCCGAAACAAACACAACTATTATTAGAGCGGGGAGATAGAGGGAGTACCCTTAATATGCCTTATTTTGGCGGAGAAAACTCTACACGATACGCCTACGGTAAGGAAGGAGAGGCGTTAACACCAGAAGAATTTTTAAACTACGCTAAAGAATTAGAACTAACCCCTACTGCACTAGAAGCATTAGAGGCAAGTCCTTTGAACGAGACTATGGAGTGGTTAGACCAAGCTCCTCCTTGTTTACAGCATTTAGTTGTACAAGGCTTTCCTAAAGGAACGAGGAACTCAGGATTATTTAATTTAGGAGTGTTCCTTAGAAAGAAATTTCCAGACGATTGGGAAAAACGTTTAGAGGAAATGAACATTAAATATATGCAACCCCCATTAGGAGCGCAAGAGGTTTTAACGATAGGTAAACAGTTACAGAGAAAAGATTATTTTTATAGATGTAACGATCAACCTATAGCTAGTTTTTGTAACAGTTCTCTATGTCGAACGCGTAAGTTTGGTATAGGAGCCAATGGCGGAACACCCTTGTTTAGTAACTTAACTAAACAGGATAGTGATCCACCTATTTGGTTCCTGGATGTAGAGGGAGGTCGATTAGAATTAGAAACAGATGACCTACTAAACCAAAATAGATTTCAACGCAAATGTATGGACGCTTTAAATAAAATCCCACCGAAGGTTAAGGAAAATGTTTGGCGACAAATTATTCAACAACTTTTAGATTCTCTAACGGTGGTAGAAGTACCAAAAGAAAGCTCTACTGAAGGACATTTCTTAGAGTTATTAGAAAACTTTTGTACTGAACGACCCGCTAGGGAAAGGGATGAGTTATTGCTCCACAAACCTTGGACAGATAACGGAAAAACTTATTTTAGACTAGGGGATTTGATGGAGTATTTACATAGAAATAATTTTAAAGAATATCAAAGAAATAGGCTAACTTCTAAACTTAAACAGCTACACGGTGAGCCTCATTTCTTTAATATTAAAGGACGAGGCGTTAACGTTTGGTTTATTGAAGAATTTAAAGCTCAAGACGAGCCCCACGATTTACCTGAATTTAAGGATAATTTATTATGAAAACCAATGTATCTATAGAGTTAAACGATGATGAAAGAAATCATTTAAGTAATATTTATCACAATAAACACTCTAAACAACTACTAACGCGTAACGAACTTAAAGAGTTAGTACAACAACTGATTTACGATCTTCTGGATAAGGACGTAGGGAACTTTAAAGACGTTACTCAAAACATGGCTGACGAAGGAATGATTTATCGTTTTAACGGAGTGAGAGTAACTAAAGAGGTTTGGGACAAGGGAATTCATGCTTGGCTAGAGGAACAAGCAAAAAACAAATGATGAAAATTATAAAAGGTGCTCTGAAAGAGTATAACGTGGAGATAACCGATTGGGACGAACCGACTATCCGAGTATTCGACGGTAGAGAAGTACAAGGAAGACCCACTAAAGGTTATGGCACGGCAACCTTTGATTATGCAGGTAAAAAATATGAGCCCGAAGCTTGGACACAAGAAATGAAACTCATAAAAATGGCGACAGAACTACTGGTCTCCAAAGAACTTGAAAGAGTTGTACGATTTAATTTTTGTTTGTGTGGTTTATACGAGGGCGGTGATTCTAGTATACCCCACCACTCTGATACAGTTCCCACCTTAAATGATTTAGTAGTCGGTGTTTCTTTTGGCTCAGCTAGAATATTACAGTGGCGACAGTTCGATAAAGATATTAAAAAAGAAAGTAATACAAGCGAGATAGACACACAGGGAATGGACGATTGCATGAATCAAACAGACTACATGATAGAACATGGAGACGTTTATATATTTGATGGTCATTCACAAATGAACAGCACCCACTCAATCCCTGCGATGGAGAATACAGGACAGAGAATTAATTTGACATTTAGAACGGGACTATGACGCTTCCTATTCACACACAAGTTATTCTTGGACCTCCTGGAACTGGAAAAACCAGTACCTTACTTGGTTTAATCGAAGATGAATTAGAAAAAGGTACAGAACCTGATAGAATTGGATTTTTTACCTTCACTAAAAAGGCAGTTAATGAGGGAAAAGAAAGAGCTATGCGTAAGTTTAATATCTCCAACAAAGACCTACCTTTCTTTAGAACTCTACATTCTTTAGCGTTTAGACAATTAGGTCTCACGAGGGAAAGCGTAATAAGTAGATCAGACATAACCGATCTAAATGAGAAACTTAATTTAAGGTTAACAGGTAGAACTACCTCAGACGAAGGGCATATCTTTGGCATGACGCATGATGATCGTTTGGCTTTTATAGAAAACCTTGCCCGTATGAGAAATGTTCCTTTAGAAGATCAATGGCACGAAGTAGAAGACGCTGTCGGTTGGTTTGAATTAGAACGTTATGCTAGAGGGTTAAAGTTATTTAAAGAAGATAGATTGCTAGTTGATTATACGGATATGCTTGAGATGTTTATTGAAAAAGGCGACGTGCCTAAATTAGATGTTATGTTTGTTGATGAAGCTCAAGATCTTTCTCCATTACAGTGGAAGGTTGTGCGTAAGTTAGCAGAGAAAGCTGATCGTATTTATGTGGCGGGGGATGATGACCAAGCCATTTATAAATGGGCAGGAGCCGATGTAGATTATTTAATAAATAATTCTAAAAATGCTCTTGTCTTAAAGCAGTCCTACCGTGTACCTTCTTCTGTTCACAAGGTAGCCAAACAATGTATTGGACAAGTAAGGTCCAGGATATACAAAGAGTGGAACCCTAGAAAGGAGGAGGGCATGGTTAGGTGGGAGCCGAACATAGAATTAGTTAACATGGAACACGGGGAGTGGTTAGTTTTAGCAAGAACTAATTATTTGTTAGAGGGCGTAGACGAATATTGTAGAAATGAGGGGTGGTTTTTTGAGGTGAAAGGCAGACCAAGTATTCCAGAAAGTAAGGTGAGGGCTGTGATTTACTGGGAAAGACTACGAAAAGGACAAGCAATACCTTTAAATGAGTGTGTTAATATTATCAAATACATTAAGGTAGAAAACTCTAAACAACTCGATCTATTAGATAATGATATAACACTACAGTATCAAGATTTAAAGAACCAGTTTCCTGATTTACCCGACGGACACTGGTACGATGTTTTTACATTATTAAGTCCTAAAGAACTTAGCTACATACGAGCCATGCTTAGACGAGGAGAAAAAATCACTAAGCAACCTAGAATACGGCTATCCACTATACATGCCGCTAAAGGAGGGGAAGCAACCAACGTAGTGTTGCTGACCGATATAACAACAAGAGTTTATAAAAACTATCAAGAAAACCCTGATGATGAAAACAGAGTTTTCTATGTAGGTGTAACGCGAACTAAGAAAAACTTATATCTAATAGAGCCCAAAACAACGCGCTGCTATCAGATGTAAAAGTTCTTTACTTTGCATATACTTGTAAGATAAAGTAAATTGGTAATTTTTTAAAAGAAAGGAGAAAAAAATGTCATCTATAAGAAAAAAATTAACTGTCAACGAAAACGACAGTAAAAATACTAGAATGGATCTTGCTTCGGCAGGGGTGTTAGGAAATTGGAGACCTGACGAACTCGCTCACATGAGCCGTTTCGATAAGATTTCTTCTATGTGCATAACAGAAGCGAAAGTCTTAGGTAGACCTCTCGATACTTTAGAAGTTGGTTGCGGAGAGTGTTGGGCACTTAGAAATTTATATAAGGCGTATGTGGTCAAGAAGTCGGATATTATCCGTTCGTATTATGGATATGATATAGATCCTGCGTGTGAATTAGAAAATCCCTTCTGGTCTACAGGAGGAGAACCATTAAAAGATGCAACATGGTTTAAGAATTTTAATGGTGAAATAAGAATACAAGATTTAACAGTTAATCCTGTGTTTGATTTAGAGGACGAAAGTATAGACTTTTTCTGGTCTACTGAAGTTATCGAACACATGGGTCGAGAGTTTGTACCTGCGTGGTTAGATGATGTAGCTAGGGTTATGCGACCCAACGCTATAGGGTATGTCTCCACCCCTAACCACGACGGGTCAAACGATAAACTACCAGAAGACCATGTGTATGAGTGGGGCTTTCAAGAGCTTAAAGAAGAACTAGAAAGAAACTTCCACATAGAGTCAGTAACAGGAACGTTTATACAACTGCCTAATTTAAAGAAAGCTATGAAAAACTTGGAACACTCTGGTGGTAGTCCTGTTTGGACCACTGAACAGTTACTTATGTTACAGGAAAGGTATGGCAGACAGTTTTTTAGAATGGCGGCAGCAGTATTTTTTCCAGAATACGCTAACAACTGCGCATGGAGATTAATTAAGAAGTAATGACTGAGTTCTACGAAGAAGAATTAGACCGATACTTTTATTGGCTCCATGAACGGGAGAACATTCGTGTTCTAAAAGAGGAACTTGAAGAAGAATCCCCTTGGACAGAGGACCCAATACTTCAAGAGTTTAAATTTTGTCAAGTGTTTCGAGAAGATGATAGAACTACTCGTTGGTTTAAAACGCATATACGAGAACCGTTAAGAGATAGCCATGAAGTTTTAATGGCTACTGTCATATTTAGATGGTTTAACTACATAGAAACAGGAAGAACATTACTTAAACATAACCTGCATTTAGAATGGGATAGAAAGAAGGCTATAGAAGAAATAATTAAACAGGATAAATGGGTAACTGGTTCCTACATCATTAAAACACCTAATCGAATGGATAAGGTAACAGGAGTCGCTGAGTGTGTCTCCCACATGTGGAAAGATAGGCAGTATTTAATCGATGTACTAGAAACTAGACGAGAAGAAGGTAATGCTTCTTTAGAACATACTTGGAGTCTTTTAAAAGATTATCCTTACATGGGTCCTTTTATGTCTTATGAAGTCGTAACCGACCTAAGACACACCTATTTATTAGAAGACGCTAAAGACATACTTACTTGGGCAAATGCAGGTCCAGGAGCCATGCGAGGACTTAATCGTTTAACAAGGAGAGACTTAGGTTTTTCTAAGAAAACTCATAACTGGAACGAGGAAATGCAGAAGCTATGGAAAATAGCAACAGAAGAAAGATTAAACGGCTCTCTCATACCTCATAGCAAATTTGAGATGAGAGAAGTAGAAGGGGGACTTTGTGAATTTGATAAATATTCACGTATTTATAAAAAAGAAGGAAGAACAAGGTCTATTTATAAACATACTGATCTTCCATTGGTTGAAGATTTAGAAGAAGGAGTAAGCAAATGGGCAAGATGAACCAACTAGCGCTAGAGGAGCAAGAAAGAATTGTTTCTTTATTAGAAGAACATGGAGATTTGATAGATATTTATTACACTCAGTTTTTAGAAGTGGCTTTCTTTTTAAAGGTGGCAGCAAATGAACAAATGGCGGTTGCTTTTATAAAAAGGAAACTTCCACAACTGAGCCAAGAAGATATACAGTCTATGGTCTATGAATTAGTAGGTGCGTATCAGGACACTTTATGAAAGTTATAAATGCTAGAAATGTAAACGATGCCTTGTTATTAGGCATTGATTTATTTCAAGACTCTTCAAATTTTAGAGAACAAGAGAGCAGAAACGGCACAACTTACGAGGCGTTGGAACCCGTAACCACTGTTTATAACAAACCTTTTGAGAGGGTGTGTTTATTGAAAGAAAGAGACGCTAACCCTTTCTTTCACCTCATAGAAAGTCTATGGATGTTGCAGGGCAGTAATAAACTACCTCCCTTAACCTATTTTGTTAAAAGCATGGAAGACTTCTCAGACGATGGGGAGACTTTATGGGGAGCTTACGGTTGGCGTTGGAAAAGTTATTTTAATAAAGACCAACTCGATATTATTATACAGATGTTAAAAACAAATCCTGAAGACAGGAGATGCGTGTTGCAAATGTGGGATCCTGTTTTGGATCTAAATAAGGTCGGCAAAGACGTGCCTTGTAATACTAATATTTATTTCAAAATACGAGAGGGCAAATTAAACATGACTGTATGTTGTCGCTCTAACGATATGGTTTGGGGAGCCTATGGAGCTAACGTGGTTCATATGTCAGTTTTACAGGAGTATTTAGCTACAGCAATAGGCGTAGAAATAGGTACCTATAGGCAGATTAGCGATAGCTTTCACGTCTATTTAAACGACGTCTGGGAGCGTTTAAAGGTGTTAGAGATAGATCCCTATACCTTTAGCTATAAAAAGAACCCCTACGACCTGCTTATAGACGGATATAAGCCTTTCCCATTAATAACTAATATAGACACTTTCCACTGGGAATTATATAGGTATTTTAATTATCACCCCAACGATATACAAATCGATACAACTTGGGAGAACCCTGTGTTTAAAGATATTGCGGTACCGATGACGGTTGCTTATACTAAACACAAACAAAGGAATTATATGGATTCATATCAAGCCGTTAGTAAAATAAAAGCGCTTGATTGGATGACGGCGTGTTTCGACTGGATCCGCAAACGAGACACTTCGTACACTTTAAATAACGCGGAAAAAGGAGAAACTCATGAGCAATAAATGGGAAACAATGAAAGAGGTTGCCCAAAACGATCTACACGCTTTACAAAAAGCTGAGACCTCGTATGGCGACTCTTGGAAACGTCGTGGTGGCGTCGGTGCTTTTATGATGTTGGCACGTAAGTTCGATAGAATTGAACACCAGTCTGAAAAGCATGGTTGGGATATCTTTGAAGCGGGCGAAGTCTACATTGGCGAGGCAGGTCTACTTGATGATATAAGAGATCTACGCAGATATTTACTTCTGGTAGAGAACGAAATATTAGCAAATACAGTAACTGGTTCTGCTGAAACAGTTGACGACGTTGATTATTCTGTGGAAGACAACAGAGAGGAGGTTATATAATTATGTCTTTATGGAAAAAAGTTACAGGGTTCTTTAAGTGGGCAGTAGCCAACGATAAACCTGTTAAAAAACAAAAGAACGAGGAAATTATTGAGGAAGCTATAAAATCAGGAGAGGTAGAACTAGATAAGTTTGAAACCGCTCCTGTTATTAAGGCTAAGCCAAAACGTGCTAGAACTAAGAAAGGAACGTATGTAGCAGATGATAAATCTACTCCAGACGTGAACGAAGCATGGGTAGGCGGCAAAGCTCCTAAAGCAAAATCCAAAAAACCAAAGCAAAAGAAAACTAAGGTTACGAGAGTTAAAAAGAAATAATGTTTCAAAAACCTATGTTTACTCCAGAAAGTTCGTGGTCTGTGCCCGATGTTTTTCCTCAGTTTCCTGAGAATGAAACAGTGGCTATAGATTTAGAAACTTATGATCCTTATCTAACGACGTGTGGTCCAGGATGGGCTACAGGTCGAGGACATGTTGTAGGAGTAGGCGTAGCAACTAAAAACTGGTCTGGTTATTTTCCTATTCGGCACGAAGGCGGAGGGAATTTAGACGAGACTATTGTTTTACGTTGGTTGAAGACTTTACTTTCTTCTAACACTCGAGAAGTTATTTTTCATAACGCACTCTATGATGTGGGATGGTTACGGAGGGAAGGAATCGATGTAAAAGGTACAATACAAGACACGATTATTGCCGCACCTTTAATTGATGAAAACAGATTCTCTTATTCTTTAGACAATTTAGGAAGCGCCTATTGTGATGAACAAAAAGATGAATCATTATTACAAGATGCAGCACTTGCTTACGGAATCAACCCTAAGTCAGAGATGTATAAACTACCCGCAAAATATGTTGGACCTTACGGCGAGCAGGATGCAGCACTTACTTTAAAACTTTGGAATAAATTAAAAATCGAAATCCAGGAACAAAACCTAGACAAAATACTCACAATGGAATCTAGGTTAATCCCTTTACTTATTGAGATGAGATGGAGGGGGGTGAGAGTCGATGAAAACAAAGCAGAACAGGTTAGTGAGCAACTATCAAAAGAAGAACAAAAAATACAAGTAGAGATTAAACGCAAGTACGGAGCTGAAGTTAATCTTTGGGCAAATGCCTCTCTACAAAATATTTTTGATAAAAACGATCTTTGGTACCCTAGAACTCCTAAAGGTATGGCTAGTTTCCAAAAGAATTGGTTAGAGTCTCATGAACATGAATTGCCTCAACTTATAGTTAGGGCAAGGAAATTAAATAAGGCAAGGACTACATTTATTGATAAGATGATCATGGAACACTCTTTTAATGGGAGAATACATGCGGAAGCACATCCTATGCGTAACGATCGTGGAGGCACAGTTAGTGGTAGGTTTAGTTATAGCAACCCTAATCTACAACAGGTGCCTGCAAGAGATCCAGAGATAGGTAATTTAATTCGCTCTCTATTCATTCCTGAGGAAGGGTGTCAATGGGGTGTATTCGATTACTCTCAACAAGAGCCTAGACTAACCGTACACTACGCTAACCAAATGCATTTAACGGGGGCTAAGGAAGCCGTAGAGGAGTATAGGCAACACGGGGCAGACTTCCACCAGATAGTAGCAGACATGGCTAATATCCCTCGTAAACAGGCTAAAACGATTAATCTAGGACTTAGCTACGGAATGGGTAAGGAAAAACTTATTAAAGAACTCGGACTAGATGATCTGGACGCAGAAAAACTGTTTCAAAAGTATCACGCTAAGGTTCCGTTTATCCGTGCTCTACAAGATCAATGTGCCAGAGTAGCGATAGATCGTGGATATATAAGAACTTTTGCAGGCAGGCGATGCCGTTTTGATTTATGGGAGAGTCGTTATGAAAGAACTCCTCCTCTACCCTTAGAGGAGGCAAGAGAAAAATACGGTGATGACCTTAAACGGGCATACACTTACAAAGCATTAAATCGTTTAATACAAGGCTCTGCGGCTGACATGACAAAGTTAGCTATGCTAGACCTATGGGAGGAAGGAATAGTTCCTCACTTACAAGTTCACGATGAAGTAGATATTTCGATAGAGAACACTGAACAAGCCAACACAGTAGCAAGAATAATGGAGAACTGTGTAGAGCTTGCAGTTCCCCTATTAGTGGACCAAGAACTAGGTAAGTCGTGGGGCGAAACAAAGGAAATAAAATGAAAGGTATATCAGAACAAAAAGCTAAAGAAAACTCCATTAAATACAGGAGTATGTACGACAAATGGATAACACAAGAAGTAACTCTCGAAGAATTAGGCAAAGAGTACGACATTACTAAACAACGCATGTGGCAAATAATCACACGTTGTAAGCTTGGCGAGGGCGACTATTATTATGGCACTCACGTGGCTCGTAATAAATGGACAGAACTCAAAGCACTCTACCAAGACACAGACCAAACAAAAAGAGCATTCGATGAATGGTTAGCTGATCGTGATGTGAAGTTAGCAGCGGATAATCAAAAGGTGGCACCACATACTGGGTGGGATTGGTGATTGTTTTACTGCTTTACTTCAGGAGGGGTCGCCTATAGGATAGGAGTATGTCTTATAAAGAGATAAAAGGGTATTGTAAATCTTGTAAAAAAGAATTATATGGTCGAAAACGATTATATTGCGATGTTGAATGTAGAAACGCTGTTTTTTATCCTCTCTATGCTTACGATAATCACGGAAGAACATGTGCTCATTGTGGGGATTTATTTATAGGAAAAGAAAACTTCTGCTCTACCGATTGTAAGAAATTATTTACTTATGAAAATAATAAGAATCACTTCTATAATCCTATAAATGACGCCTCTGGAAACCAGAACTCAGTTAACATAACCACTCTACCTAATAATGTTGCATCAATAGTTGACACTCTACCTGATACTCCTCGTATAGTAGAAGACATTCGAGAGTTAAATATGATTATTGCAACAGAACTCCCTAAAGCTAGATATGCTAATGGAAAACGTTATCAGCGAGGAATATTTATTAATGGCAAAAGAAAAGAATCTATGGTTGTTGATGAGGAAGAATCTACCTCAGATACATTTACAAAGAATTGAAACAGGAATGACAGGAGCAGGAGTTCCTGATGTTAATGGTTGTTCTAAAGGCAAAGAGTTTTGGGTAGAATTAAAAGAAATCCACTCGGGAAATAAACTCACTCTACGCCCTATGCAAATATCCTGGCTTGCTAAACGAGCATCACACGGTGGACAAGTCTTCGTAATGGCTCGTAAAAATGATGAAATCAAACTCTACCATGTAGATGGATTAAGCGGGATTAAAGACCTTGTTGATGAAGGATATAAGTCGAAGGCTCTTTTAACAATGACCATTCCTTACGACTGGGAGGCTCTTGCTACTGCTTTACTTTCTTAATTTTGGGCACTATAATGGTAAAAGTAGCAATGGTGCTACTAACCATATTTAGAAAGGAGAAATTATATGGCACATCAAGTAGAAACAATGGCTTGGACGGGGGAAAAACCTTGGCACGGATTGGGTGTCGAAGTCGACCCTAACCTAACGCCATTAGAAATGCAGGAGGCGGCACAGTTAAACTGGACTGTTAGTAAACGACCCAGTTATACTTTAGACGCACCTGAGTGGAGCGAAGATGTAGGTATTATCCAAGCGGAGAATACTTTTCACATCGTTCGTGATTCTGATAACCGAATACTGAGCCACTGCGGTAGGGATTACATACCTATTCAAAACTCAGATATCTTTAAATTCTTTAAACGTTTTACCGAAGCAGGACATATGACTATGGAAACTGCAGGTAGTTTAAAGGATGGCGGAGAAATTTGGGGGTTAGCTAAAATCTCGGAGGATTTCGAGTTGGCAGGTGACGACCAAATAAAAGGTTATCTTTTAATAAACCAACCACATATTGTTGGTAGGTCTATGACCATTAAGTTAACACCTGTTAGAGTTGTTTGTAATAACACTTTAACAATGGCGTTACAACACGGTGGTACGGCATCTTTCCGTATGCCTCATGTTAAAGTGTTCGGTGATGACGTTATGCAGGCTGCGGAGGAGGCTCTAGGTCTATCTGCAGAACGTATGACCGAGTTTAGAGAAGCTGCAACTCTACTTTCTAAAAAGAAAGCAAAACACGCAGATGTTCTTGATTATATTGGGGAAATATATCAACCCACTATGATCGCTGACTATAGGCGTGATCAACAACTCAAAGCTGAAGGTAAACTTATAGGCGAATTAACGCCTTTAAAAGAGCAGTTTAATTCCTTCCCTAATTTAGTAGTAGAAGCCTTAGAACGCTCTCCAGGAGCGAATCTGAAGTCTTCTAAAGGTACTTGGTGGGGAGCATTAAATGCAGTTACCTATGTGGAAGATCATTTGCGCGAGTCTCAAACCGAAGGAAACGCTCTACATAGTGCATGGTTCGGTGCTGCGGCTAATCGTAAGAGTAAAGCCTTAGACCTAGCTCTACAGAGGGCAGCCTAATGGCGGAGACACCAGAAAATAATCCTAAAGGATATGTTCTGGATTCAGAGCTCTGTGGTCTTATTTGGGTGAGATTATTCGAGTCAGGTCATCATGAACTGGCTCGAGTACTCTCAAACACGATGATTGATCAAGGTTGTCAGGAATTAGAAGGGACTATAGATAAGTCTCTTATCCTGATGTTTTGGAAACATTTTCTTGAGGACAACAATATTGTTGCCTTTAAGGACGAAGACGAGGAACTACACTAATGAACGAAGAAAAATTAATAACACAACAATATGATGTCGAAACAGGTATCATGGTTGATTCAAACGTACCCTTTCCAGAGGACACTCGATCTAGCACTAAATACCCTTTTGGGAAAATGGAGATAGGCGACTCTATCTTTATAATATTGAAGGAAGGAGATAGTGGGGAAAGGTTGAAAAACAGACTAGCTCAAGCTAGTAGAACTTTCGGTAAAAAACAAACCCCTGAACAAAAATTCATTCTGCGTTACAGACTAGAGAATGAAATTTCAGGTGTTCGTATTTGGAGGAAGGAATAGTGGTCAAGGAATTAGACAAGGACGTTTATATTAAAAATTTAGAAGACCATGTAACTCAACTTTCTGCGCATTCAAAAATACTCGGAGAGTTGATACAACATGTTGAGGAAGATATACCTAGAAATGAAGGTAGCAAACATTTGTGGGCGTGTATAGACGAAGCAAATGAGATAACTGCTGGTCCAACTCTAGCGTATGTTGACCAAGACTAAGTTATACTCTTATACTCGTTTACTTTGGTAAACTTTAAGGGCATAATGTATATTGGACTGCTTTAAAACGCAGAATATTAACAAAGAAAGGAGAAAGAGATGCAAGTACAAACTGCAACGACTACACCTAGAAAAAAAGTGAGCAAACCTATAAGCAAGGCAAAGGTTACTGCAATACCTAAACCTGTCAAAACAGGCAAAGGGTCTGCAAGAACTTTGTACAAGTTCATTGGAACTGTGCCTGAAGCGAAAGGGTTTACTCCACAGATGAGAGCGCTGATTCTTACAGCGGCTGAGGCTAAAAAGAGCGAATTAGACTCTAAAAGCTTCACTGCCCAAGATTTAGTAGCTCTTGCTGTGAAGAACGGCACTTTAACTACTGGTCAAGATCCGCTTAGAATTTTTCGATTCTATGCGAAAAGATTGGTGGATGAAGGCTACTTTTCTAAGGTATAATGATGGATAGGTGCATAGGGGAGTTTTTTAGTAATTTCTGCTCTATGCACTTATTTCAAATAATAAATGGGAGATACTATGCAAACAATATATATAGAAAAAAGAGACGGCACAACTCTTAAAACAAACGTGACCACTCTTGCAAAAGCGATATATCCGCATGTGACAGCAGACAGCTCGTACCATTACTCATTGGAAACAGATTTTATAAACGGGGTTATGGATGCTGTTGAACAACTTATTGAACAGAAAACAGACGAAGCGACATAATGTATTACTATTATACTCGTTTACTTTGTCGTGTTTGGTAACTATAATAAAAAAGTATAACTAAAAGAAAGGAGAAATATGCCAAATCATTGTTACAACAGGGTCGAGATCTACGGAGATGATCCAGACCAAATAAAAGAAATTAAGGAAAAATTGGAGAGCAAACAAACTTGCTTTGATTTTAATAGTATTATCCCCATGCCTAAAGAGCTAGAGGGAACTGACGCTCCCACTCGAGACCCTGATTCGTTTGAAGCGAAACGCTTACGCAAACAACACGGGCATGATAACTGGTACGACTGGCGTTTGGAGAACTGGGGAACTAAATGGAATTCTTACTCAGACCAGATAGAGAGTTACGAAAACGAGGATAGCATTACCTATGGTTTTGAGACAGCTTGGGGACCACCAGTACCTATTATTTATAAATTGCGAGAACTCTATCCAGAGGTAGATATTACCGCATTTTATGACGAGCCTGGACTAGAACTTGCAGGTTATTTATAATGAGAAAACTAACTCAAGAAGAAAAATACCTAATAGCCTATGCTACGACCTTAGTAGCTGACGACCCTGAAGGATTGATTCACCATAGTCAGTATTTTGCTGAGGAAGGAGAAGATCACATCAAAGATTTAGATAGGGATAAGGCTAGAACACTAGCAATAAGCATCTATAGAAAATTAGATTTATAAGGAAAAGATTCACTAATGAACGCGAAAAAAGCCAAACTACTGCGAAAAACACTAAAAACGAGCAACGTGGACTGGAGAGAAACTAAGCACGTGCAGCGAATACATAAAGACCATCAAGGTAATGAACACCGAGATTCTACCATATTCCTGGATCCTAAATGTGGTCGCTCTATTTATCGTCGTAGTAAAAAATTAGCAATAGTGAGGGAGCTGTGATACTCGTTTACATTCGCCAACCTATAGCTATAATTAATATAGTTATAAAAAATTTAAGTCCACTAAGCGAATTTTTATAGTTTATCGCTTAGTGGCAAACTAACAAACTAAAGAAAGGAGAATATTATGACCGTAGAAAAGAACTTACTCCAAGTTGTGGAGAATATGTCGAAGCTTGTAGAGTTTCAAAAAAGCACTGCAGAATTTATGCAGGCACAGTTAGAAGCTAACGAGTTATTAGCTAAGCGATTGCGTGAAGCCGAAGCTAAAATCGCTATAATACAGGGACAACAACATATCGTTGATGTTGTCTCCAATTTAGGCAATAAAAAGCAATCGGATTGGGTGAATGATGAAGGAGAACGTGATGGATAAATATGCATTTATAACTAAAGACGGATGGAAGGCAGAAGTAGATGCCTCTAATCCTAAATCAGCCTACAACAAACTTAATGCGATTCCTTATTTTAGAACTAGAGAAATTACTAGACACTATTATAAATTTGGTAAAGACGGATTTGTAGCTAACTATGATGTTAGATATTTAAAGGAGGAGAATGATGAGTAATATCAAAGACTACATAGACTTTAAATGGCAAGAGGATAATTGGAGCGACTTAGAATTAGAAGAAGGTATAACAGTTGATGTTAACTTTTGGACAGATGACAAGTCTGGTAGACAGTATATAGCTTTCTATCCGACCTTTACTAACCATAAAGAGTGGAGAGAAACTAATGCTACTACACCAATAGCAAAGTATAGAGTTATAGAGGAGGAGGTGAATGATGAATGTTGATAACCACAAACCAAGATACATAGAGTGTATCTATGAAGCACCTATTACTTTTGATTTAGAAGAACTAGGTATTGATTGGGAAAATGTTGAAGACTACTACATAAAGTATGGTACTTTGTATGTTGAGTTTAAAGATGGAAGTTCAGAACAACATGAGGGAGATCAAGGTGAGACTGATTGGAAGTGGTCAGCACGAGAAGGTATATTTACAGAAGATTGGGATTTAGTGGAGGGATTGAACTAATGCCTAAAGTAATAAAGAATACTAAGCAGGTAGTCTTTGAAGGCACAACAAAAGAGTGTGTTAATTATATCTGTAACAATCAAGAGTCAGCATTGAACCTTGTTCTAGTACATGATGATAGGCGAGAGAAGAATGATTTACAATTAAAACATGAGAGGAAAATATTTAATGAGTAAAATTATATTTGGATATAATAATAATGGTGTAAATGTAGAGTGGTATTGGGTAGATCAAGAGAAACAGTATTGGAAAACTTGGAAGCCGAAGGCCACAGACTTAAAAGTTATTGATTCTACTATTGAAGTTAGAAATAAAATACATAGAGAGATAATGAATATTGAGCATCCAAAGAAAGAAACTAAGAAAGGAATTTATAAACTGAGAAGATGATAATATGAGAAGAGCAACAATTAAAGTACCACATAAGAGGATAACAGGTACACGAGGAAAGAAAACACATATTGGCAGAGGAAATGTAGGCTTTGCCACTATGCCTAAAAGAAAAAAATCTACATATAAAAAATATAGAGGACAAGGAAAATGAAAAACAAACTAGACATTGTAATAATAGCTGTAATTTTAATAGGGATTGTAATTAATTCTTACTTATTATCCCAACAAAATAATCAGCAAGAGACTGCATTAATACTTTTAGATGAAAGAATAAATGCTAATAGAAATGAACTTAATACTAAATTAGATAAGGTGAATGATGTAACTTTATATAATAGAGAGGATATAAGGTCTTTAGAAGATCATGTTAATACTGAACTAACAGATATACTCTTAACATTAGATACACATGAACACGATCCTATTTATATTAAAGAAGAGATTGT